TTTTCTTTGATTCATTAGTAGCATTCTTAGTCTCCTCGTTTGATTTCTTTAGTTCATCATTCTGCTCCTTAAAAATACCATTAATCTCTGCTACCCTTGGAGTTATCTTGTCAAGCTGACCAAGAAACTCATTTTCAACAACTACTAATTGTTTTATTTCTTTTTGTGCAGATTGTAATGCAGCATTTGCAGCTTTAATAGATGCTGCAGAACCTTGTAATGCTCTTGGTGCTTGACCTGATGCTTTTGAAACTGCGTTATATTCAGCCGTGAAATTCGATAAGTCTTTTGTTGCTTTTGATTCTTTATTTCTTGCAATCGCCAATGCCTCCGCATTAGTTGATGCTGCAGCTTTGATTCCTGCCTCTTGAATCTGTAATTTAACTAACTCAGCACGTAATAAAACATTTTGAGAAATGAGTCTATTAGACTCGTCAGTACCTAAGTTTTCTTCACTTATGCCAGAAACTACATCAGGCGAAATCCTTTTAAGTTCTTCGTAATAAGCAATCTGATCCTTTCGAGGTGTTTTTCCATCAAGTAGTGCCTTTGTTAAAATACGAACTTTAGACTCTTCAACAACAGATGCACCTGCTGCTTTCGTTGATTCCTTTACAAATTGTAATTGTGCTTCAACAAGTGCTGCATTGTCAGCAGTTAAAACCTTTATTGCATTACCTAAAGAACCATATTTCTGAATTACACCTGTGACCACAGAAACAACCGCTCCAAATGCAAACGCTGCACCTGCTGGCCCCACCAACGCTCCTGTAAGATTCTTTATCGCACCACCAACACCCCCAGATGTTTTACTTAATGAAGAAAACTGGTCAATTAGTATCGGTAAGTTATTCTGAATTGCAATAAATCCGAATGGCAAATCCCTTACAACACCTGAAAGTCCAGTAAGTGTATTTTGTGCTTTTTGTGCAGCAGGAGAAACATTAGCAATCTCTTTTGCTGCTTCCTTTGCTCCTGGCACTTGTACGCCAACAGAACGAAGGTTTTTTAGGGATTGTTCAAGTTCTTTAACGTACTGATTACCTTTTACTAAATCATCCCCTAAAGCACCTTTAATGGCTTTACGTGCGCTATCTAATTCCTTTTCGACCTCGGTGATAGACTTGGTAAATGAACTTACATCCGCACCAAGCCGAAATATAAAATCTTCATTCATTTTACCAATCTTTTAAATATTTCCCGATAGTCATCATCGGTCATTCCTTTTACTTCATCACCTGGCAATTCCCAAAGTGCTTCAGGTGATTTAGGTGCAGATTTCGGATCTCCATGCAAACGAACCATTGTAAACATTAATAACCTCGTCTGTCTGTACTCATCCACTCTCCTTGCCTGATGTCCTTTAAGCATTAGTGAAAAATGCCGTGGTGACATCTTATAGAACTCTTCAGGCAGTAGCATCATTTCCCCAAAGGCGAATGCTTCGATTTCTTCGAAGGTGAGGTCTTTTTTTTTGCTTCACCTGTTTCAGCTTGTTTTATGAACTCATTTTTTGTCCATAATTCAAGCGCATTACGAATTTCTGCCAGTGCTTCTTGGTTTTTAAGGTTACCCTCAATAAACTCCACGAAATCAGCGAAAGTCAGTTCAGGCTCTACATCCTTAATGATGCAGTTATTCCAATAACCTGAATAAAGTATATAAGCAATGCCAATCTCATTTAGTTCCTCACCTTGATGCGTTATACCTTCGATTAACTTTCCTTGAAGAAATCGGTATGATGCCATGCCGAATTTAATGCCAGTTTTAGTGCCATTGATAGTTAAAGTGCAGTAGTTCATAATTAAGCAATTACATCAAGAGTTCCTGAAGATTGAATAGTACCAGAGAAGTTCACGAATTCAGTAGTAGACTGATTTAAAGTAAGGTCAGTGATATAACCAGTAAATTGATGATAGTAAACTGTTCCTACTGAAGAACCTGTGATAGTTGGATTCTGAACCCTTACATTTACAATTGTTTTGTTAACCATTGCAGTGAGAAGGTCTTCATAAGATACTTGAGCAATAGTTGGTGCAGCTTCGCAAATAGCATCAAAATCAACTGTCATCTGTGGCTCTGAAGGTGATGTCAGAACTCCGCAATTAGTTTGCTCAACTGTTGCATCCATTGTAGTATTTACTGAACCAGTGCGAAGACATACAAGATTCTTGTATGATGTTCCACCTGCTACATCTATTTCGATGTTTTGTAATGAACCTAAAATTTGTGGCATTGTATTCTATTTTTGATTTACTAAATTACTAATTGTTATTATCTTTCTTGCTACAAAATTATCGCCATTTTGTAGTGGTAAATATTGTGATGAAGTTCTTGCCGTTGGATATACTACAAAATCAGTATCACTAAACCCATCCACCGCAGTATCAGGAATTAATATATTCAATATTTGACCTGAAATATTATCCACCACTGCATTATCATAAACTCTGTATTGTTCGCTAAAGATGTCTATTACAACATCTACACTATTTCCAAAATACTGATTATTGTTATTTGCAACCTCTGTAATTGATGAAATAACAACATAGTTTTTCGGAGGTGTTTTAAAAGGTGTCTGACCATAAACGGGTACATCTTGCCCATTGTACGACAAGTTACCATTTAAGACATTAACATATATTACACGTATGTTATTTGATGCGTCTTTCATTTGTACATTTTAAGCACCTCAATAACTCTTGTTTTGAATTTAGGCCAGTAAGCCAAGATACTTGGTCTCATGAATGGTCTTGCAGGAATGTTGACTGGTCTGATTTTCTTACCTTTAAACTTTGATGCAATTTCCTCCCATTCAGGGTATTCTGGAGTCTCATATAAGCCACCAGTACCAAACTCATGATAAGCAGCGTATTTAGTCTGTGCAACAAGCTGATAACTCATGAATTGGTCTTTCTTTAGACTTATTGATGCTCTTAGTCTTCCTGTGTCAACAGGTGCAAGATTCTTCGCACTCCTTGCCATATCCTCACCATGAGCAGCTAATTCCATGTCAATTTCAACGGCTGCATCATTAACAAGATTTTTATATTTATTAAGTATATTGTTTATTGCTCTGTCATTTACTTGTATGTTAAATCCTTTCGCCATTAAATTATTACTTGCCTATATTGGTGATAATTCAAACCTTCCCATGAAGGATATTGCGAAATGGATTGTTTTGGATCAGCATTCATTTTCTTGCCTCTATTCTCATACATCCATGAAACCAAAGTAAGGATGTCATTTCTCAAATCATTGGGAAGTGTTCCGTATCCTGCTTGATAGGTTACTGTGTACGTTCCTGGGATATATAACCACAATTTACCACCAATGACCTCATAGTCATCATTTGCAGTAAGTGCTTCTGTGTCATTAATTCCTTCCTTGATTGTGATTGAATTGATACAAACTAAAGGAGAATAAGGCAAATCAATTATCCATACTTTCGGATTACTCCCAGTACATTCAACATTAGCCTGAATTAGTTTATTCGCAAAAGACCTTCCCGTTAATTTCTCAAGGTGCTGCCTTGCTGCTGAAATAAGATTATCTATAAGGGTATCGTCAGATGTGTAGTCTATTCGCATCCAATTCTTTGCATCAGTCCTGCTCACAGGCTCTGCAACTGCATCGGCTTGAATAACTACACTATTTATATATACCATTGGTTAACTTTTTCTTTGAACCAAGTTGAGAATTGATTAAGTGCTTCTCTTGGGTCGTGTTCTCTTGCTCTTGCTTTTGCTTTTCTTGATGCTCCTTGATAGGCTTTTTCTTCATCAAGTTCAGTAATTCTTCTGACCCATTCCTTAACATCGGTTCGGTTTTTAATGTAAATACCTGCTTTTCCGCAGTTTTCCTTTAACCCATCCGCCTCAGTGCAAATAACAGGAATACCTGATGACATCGCCTCCGTTGCAGTCCGACCCCAACTCTCATAATCCGATGGCATCAACAATATTCGTGTCTGCTTATAAGTTTCCAAGATGTTAGGATTGTTTTTCACATATACTACATTTGGCAAGTCTTGAACTACTTGCTCATCATACGAACCTAAAACACCCATGAACTGCTTATGTGGCATTGCACGTGCAATCTCAGCAAAGATCTTTCCCCCTTTGTTTTCGTTTAAGTTGATTAGTGTAATGTAAGTATTCTTGGAAGTGTCAGTATTAGTATCGTAAATCCGATAGTCAACAGGAGGGGTTAATACAAAATTAGGGAAATTGTAATTCAATAGGTCTTTTAACCAAAAAGAATTATAAATGATATGTTGTCTATTTTCCGCATCAATAATCTCTGGGTACGGGTGAGAATTATGAATGAGGTGAAATACTGGTTTCCGATATAGTTTAGCGGTGTGAATTGTCCATCTTGTATAATCCAAATGAGTGAATACAACATCTGACCAACGCATTAACCCTTCAATGACATTCGGATTCGGAGGAAATACATCAATACCATCGAAAACGTAGTTATTAGTTATTTTGTAGTGGTTGGCTTGATGTAGGAGTACTTTAACGTGATGACCATCAGATTGCAAGTGTTTTAATATTCCATGGAGCATATATTCTGCACCGCAATTGTGCTGTGGAGGGTATAAGTGTATGGATGCAAGTATATTCATAGTTAATAGTTTATATAATACCCATATTGCGAATTATGAAATAGACATCTTACTCTTGGATACCTACTTAAAACAATTTCATTGGTTAAGTCATCTTGCTTGTGTGCTTCGTATATGTTGCCATTAACTTCACCTTGTTTCATTTTGTATGGTACTGCAAACATATACTTACACTTAATTCCATTTAATACCGCTGTTGCTTCATCATAGGTCAAATGTTCGATGATGTCACCCATGATGACATAATCATACCCTTTAGTATTAAAGTTCCTTATATCACCTATAATGACGTTATCGTAAATTGACTTGAGATTAAACTGCTCAACATAAGGCTCATAAATCTCAAGTGCATTAATCTTGAACTTATCATTTAGGTTTCTTCCATACTGTCCACTTCCTGCACCTACATCTAAAATGTTCATTCCCACATGAAAAGTAGATTTCATGTGGTTGTAAAACTCTTGCTTAAAATAATCGTATGAATATGGCATAAAACAAAAATAGGGGAAGGCTTTTACACCTCCCCCTGTATTAGCATGAAACAGGATTAGATTGCTCCATAAACTGCGGCTCCAGGTTGGAACTGCAACAATTCACATCTTGCCTCGCATCTGAAAGTGATGAGGTTCTTGATGAAATCGTCTTGGTCAAACTCTGTTGAGCGAACTGCAAGACCAGACTGTTGAGCAATGGCGAACTTTGTAGAGTCCATTACATAAATCTTCGATGCAGTTACAAGGCTATGAGGGATAACAGGAACACCTGCAATCCTTACATTACCATTGTTGTCAATTACCATTCCACCGGGTACAGAGTAGTCAGATGGCTTGGTTTTCAAAAGTCCTGCCCAACCTGCATGAGTGGTCAAAGCGATATTGGCAGTCCAATTCGCAGCACCCAACTGAGCGAGGTAATCAATGAACTTCTCGGCAGTGTTAGCACCAGAAGAAACACCTGCGGTAGCTGATGCAGCAATTGCGTTCAGATAATAGGTATCTTCAGCCTTTTGGAAATCTTCAATCAAAGACTGCTGCAAATAAGCCTGAAGGAATGGCAAATCATCAATCATCTGACGGCTAACTTTAGCGTAACCTGCGATGAAAGACAATGCGGTGTTAACAACAGTGACGTCATAATCCACCTGAGGCTTAGCTACATTTTCCGATTGTTTGCCAAATGACCCCTCTCCTACGGGAGTATTTCCACGAGGGAAAGATACTGAACCAGTTGAAACTGGGATGATGTTGAACACGCTACGGAGGTGTGGGTTCACGAATGAACGCAGAGCAGGATTGTCAACATAAGAGGTATAAACAGAACCAGTCAGGTTGTTAGAGATGGTCATTGTACCAACTGCCTTGAGGTCGAGGTCAGCAGCAAATCCTTTACCACCATTTCTAACAGCAGACTTGATGTCGTTGTAACCTTTCTCAACTACATTAGCAATCTCAGCCTTTATAGAGTTAATATGCTCTGCGTAAGAGGTTGCAACTTTGCTTTCAGTTTTAGCATTGATTTTACCCAATGCAGCTTTTGCTTCCAAGGCTTCTTTACGAGCCTCTTCCAAAGACTGATTGTTTTTTACCAATTGCTCATTGATTTGCTCAATGCGTGTTTCGAAGGCTTTTGCAGCCTTTTCGTTTTCAGCTGTAACGGCAGCTTTTTGCTCCGCCAACTTGGATGCGAGGGCATCCTCAAATTTCTTTAATTCTTCCATTGTTAAATGTTTTTAATGATGTTTATAAATGAGTCCACTGGCACTGTTATCTGTTTTCCCTGCTCTGGCTCTTCTTCAGTAGCCTTCGTGGTACTCATCAACTCAACCGCCTGTGCGAGTTGCCTAACTTTAATAAGACAAAGTTCAATCGTTTCATCAGTGACATCACTATCACGGATAAACTTCTCAAAATTACGAATAGTATTTTTATATTCTGTTATGTCAGTTATTGACTTCATATTCACAATTGGAGTAGCTTCATTCGCACCCCATGCTGTGAGTGATGAACCTTCAAAGAGCATTACCTCATGAATTTCGTTTGCATCTTGGCTTTTTTGCTCACGTAGAATACGGAATCCTATTGAATGCTCCTTGATTAGGTCTGATTCCACCATCTTGATGAAGTCCTGACCAAGTTTGTGAGTGCCTATCTTACTCCTGTAATACAACCCATAACCATCCTCCTTGAGTTCAATAATCTTTCCCAATGGTTTACTCGGATCATGATTCATGAGGTGCTTAATCCTCCCCTTTGCCTCTGGTCCCCAATCTTGTATGGAACGCTTGAATGCTCCTGGCATCATAATGTCACCATCGGAGTCTATATTTCCAAATGCGGAGAAATAGCCTGTAACTATACCCTGTTTAGCATCAACGTCTTTTACATCTAATGACTGATGTTTGTAATTGTATATCATACTTTTTTTATTGTCTATTTGATTTAATTTCCTTTGCGCCCATTCTATTCCTGCTGAACCGCCCCATCCAAGCCAAGCTACATGACCATTGTCACGCCAAGGTGTTTCTTTGAATTCTGGTGCTACTTCAGCGTTTTGCCTATGCCTCTCAAAAGCAGCCATTTTGGCTATGGTTGCACGGCTTAAACGCTCTCTATTGGCTAATTGGTTAGCACGATTCCACCCTACGGCAGTCATCCCACGCACCTCATCACCATATTCATCCCTCCATCGTAACACTTTCTTTGCGTTATTACTGGCAGCCTCTGGGTAATCGTTGTAGGTTTCTTCTTTCATGCCCATGTATTCCTCATCATGGTTTTCATCCTCCTCTTCATCCAAATAAGCCACATAGGCTCTTTCTGCTGACGCTCTTGAGGTGAATACGCATTCACCGTTCCCAATTTTCCAATTCCCGTTTTCGCACCTTGTAATGGGCATTATTGTTAATTTAAAGGTTCAAATACTATATCATTGTCTTGGTCAATTAAAGGTATCTCATGCTCATTTTCCCCTGATGTAATTTCATTAGGAATACCATCAGGAAACGCATCACAACCACCTTCAAACTGTCTAAAATGCTTACAATTAAAACAAACTAATCTTACTGCTTCCATAGTTATTTTTTAAAGTATTTATCCATTAGATTGCCTACAAGGGTAGCGTATTTACTTGGGTTACTGCTCAATTTATATTCAGTAAACGCTTCAGCCATAAATTCATCAAGATTTGTACTTGCATAATTACCTAATGATATTTCGTTTCGCATATAATAGTTCCTGTCTCTATTATATTTGAGCAATTCTTGTATATATTCTGTTCTTAACGTTCTTAATTCATTGTAAAATTGAATTACTACATTACTTACCCCAGGTATTGCGCTTTGGTTACTCAATGTTATCAAATGCCCAAATTCATGAACAGTTGTAGCCAATTTTATATTGACCTCATCAACCCTGCTTTTATCTCTTATACCTTCATAATTTGGGGTGTATTTTCTTCCATTACTTGTATCTGACCTATCACCAAAGTTTGCAGTATCTATTCTTTTCCCTGCACCTATAAAACGAACAAACCCATACGCCCTTTTTGTGCTTTTGAATGTTATGTTAGTTCCATAATTTAAATCAATCGCAGGTGATAAATTGTATTCCTGCGTTAGTTTATCTAATATTTCTGCTCTTGCATTTAATTCATCTAATGGTATATCTTTTGATATACTTACTTTTTTAACTGATAATTTGACATTATTTTCAAAACTATTTAATACACTTTGTTTTACTTGTGCAGTTGTTTTTGTTGGCTTTGGTACTTGTATAGTTGGCGTAGGTATTGTAGGCTGATTAATTCCTCCTATTGTTGGCGCACCTAACTTCGGTTTCCTTAATAATCTACCATTGGCATCCCTTCGCCCTTCGAATGCAACTGTACATCTGCAATTAATTGTAAATCCTGCGGGTGCAATTATTCCATTATTTGGGTCGCTTAATTGACCAGGTTGCATAATTACCACAGGCTCACCTTTCTTTCCAGTTGAGGTAAATGGGTCTTCAAAGTGTTGGGTCTGACCATCCATCTTAACGTGATCGAACTCATCTTCAGGGATTCTGCGTGTCCGCTTATCACGTGCGGATATCCATACCTTATCAACGTAAAATCCATGCGCCTCCGCTCCTTTCATTGCTCCGATGTTACTTGACCGCATTACTTCAGTACGAACTATTCGCCTTGCCCTCATTGCTGAATAGGCAAGATTCTCATCAGAAAGTATCAGTTTCACAATCTCATCCACGCCTAACCCCTCTTCGATTCCTTTGGTTACGATGTCGTTTAGTTTCTTCTTTGTCGTTGATGTGATATCAGCCACGAGAACAAATCCCTGTTTCAGCAAGAACTCAAGTACCGCATCAGTCCATTCACGATTAAATCCGAATGTTTCTGCTTTTTGTGCTTCAATCCTTAATGCCCTATAAACACTATTACCAAATAGCAATACTGCCTCTTTGTACATCGCCTCAAATATCTTGAGCATCTCCTTATCCCACAAATCAAGTCCAAGACGTGAACGTGCAGCATCAATACCAATGACTTCGATGTCACGTGCAAATCGCTTGAAAGTATTCCAAACAGATTGCTGTACCTGTTCAAAATACTTTTTATCAAGCCCTGCCCGTAGCCTCTCCGTTTTCATCCAATATTCCTTCCGCTGCTTTGCGTTCATTTTCTAACTTTAGTTTATACGCTGCCCTCAAGGCATCCATCATTCTTTTTTCCACTATGCAAGTCCTTTCGGACTGTGTCTTTGGGTATTTCTCATACACCATTTCCATTATTGTCATCAGGCACAGTTAAGTCCATCATTGACATTTCAAGTGGTAGCATCCCACTACTAACATAAGACGCAGCATAAGCACCCCCCTTTTCCTCATAACCCATTGCAGTACGTTTCTCATCAAAAGTCAGCCAATCGGCTTGTTTAAGTTGAACCACCATCTTTTCCATGTCTGATTGGAGTTCTGGCAGTGCAGAGATATCATAGTCAATGTAAACGTTCTCTCCGAACCTTGGAACAAGCCATGAGTTTAGTTCATCCCTCAATTCCGCACAAAGTGGAGCAATGGTGTTGGTGATAAGGTCACGCATACCATTTGTGTAGTTGTTGTAAGATGAAGTGTCAGTATCAAACAACACGATAGGCATACCGAATACCCTACACCATTGATGAAGTGTCATCTGAAGTGTTTTGACAAGTTCCATGTCAACTGATGACAATCCGAAATTAAGGTAATTGTACGGGTACTGCATTACTCCGATTGAGCCTTTGTTATCTGTTCCGTTTATTCGCTCATTGATTGCCCTCTGAATCATTGATGCCTGTTCAGGTGTCATTTGTGGCACATTGTTATTTACCACCTCTGGAACAAGCGCACCCTTCGCTCCTCCGTTTTGTGTCATCTTAGCTGATGCATCAGTGGCATTGTTTGACATCCTCAGAAGTTTCCACGCTGAACGAAGTGGCGAAACACCCCTCAAATGTGAACGGGTAACATCATTAAAATCAGGATTCCAAGACTTCCAATGGCAGACATTCCCTTTAGGTATGTTGATACCTTGAGCGACCATTAACTTATATCCAAGCAACCCGTAAAGGTCATTAGGATCAGGGTATATCTCAATAAACTGAGTAGGCAATACGTTTAATTCAACGAACTTGCCATTTTCGATATTGCCATCATTTCCGTATATGTTGCCCTCTCCGCTTAATATCCGGTATCCAAATAAGTTCTGAAAAAACTGGTCCTGAGCTTGTGAGGGATTTGGTCTTTCAAGAAGTTTAGCCAAGGGAGTACCAGTTACCATATTCTCTTCATAGGCGTTCTTCCTTTCCATCAAAGCACGTTCAAAAGCACCTTTATTGTATAATCCCTTTGATAGTTGCTTATACCTTTCGAGTGATGTCTTCGCCTTCTCGCCTGGTTTCATCTTGTACACGTACCACGGAATAGACCCTGCTTTACGTGCTAAAAATGTCACAATCGCATAAACATCGGAATTACCCATGTACCCATCATCAACATAAGCCTGTTGATAGTATGGCTGAAGTACAACACCATTTACTGCTTGTACTTCACGCTGTGCTGAAATATTCGGATTTAGTCCTTTTCTCTTGAATATATCTAAAATACCCATATTGTTATATTATTCCCCAAGTGAGTTGAGGTGCGTTTAATTTCGTGTATATGCAATAACGTGCTGCATCGCAAATATGATCATTGAACTTCACAGGTTCATCCAATCGCTTCCCATTCTTGTCAGTTTTCCATTTGTAGTTTTTCAGTTCCTTTATGAGATTTACTGAACTATCATGCACAAAGAACGGCAAAGATTTTATCTTCTGAATCCCTGCAAATACATCCTTATTTGACGGCTTCGCATTAAATCCATTTCTAACAAGTTCCTCAATTGTTTTCGGTTCTGCGGAATCGCAAAAGATTTCATCATAAGGTGAAATTCCCATGAGTTTAATCCGCTCTACAAGGTCATTTGTGGTTAGTTTGGTTTCATATAGCATCTCCTCTGCATAAATACCTCCATCATAAAATACCACCTTAACCATTGCTGATGGATTATTAAATCCAAAGTCCAACCCGTA